GGTTTCGGTCTTGCCGCCGATACGACCTAGCATACCGCAGGAATCCTTGAAGAACCCCTTAATCTGGTAGTCATACAGGATGGGTTCGCCGTTCTCGTTGCGAGGGAACACGGTCATGCCCTTGTCTGCCACAGCATCTGCGCCCAGAGCGGCCACTTCGTCCTCAACGGTTGCTGCATCAGGGGACTTGCTGGCGATGAACTCTCGCGCGATGTTCTGGTTGCTAGGCCAAGTGCCGAGAACCGCTTCGGTGAATGTGATTCTGACTTTGATTTTTTTCATTTTTGCTCACTCTTTCTTTCTCGATATGTTCCAGCCGCTCCTTCTCCCGACTGCGCCATCGGATCTCCCGTTGGCCGTAGTATTTACCGTTCATTAGGAGGGCCTACCTTTCCCTGTGCAAACAAAGCGCTGTAATGGCCGTAGCTCATTCCAAGCTCTTTTGCTTTATCGTTCATCTGTTTGATGGTGTACTTCGGCTTAGGTTTTTCTTCCGTCCGGTTTCCTTCAGGTCTGGCTTTACGAGAAGATGTTTTGACGTAATCCGGGTGTTCTTTCCACCAGTCTGCGACCCGTTTTCGTCTTACAGCGTTCGCGCATTTATGGTGGTACTTTTGATGTTCGTATACTTTACGCATCGGCCTTTTGCACCATTCACACGGAACGACGCCATATGGAGCGCGTCGCGCTGCTTGGTTTTCCTTTTTAACTAATATTGCACATTCTTTGCAATACCGTTTGGTTTTGAGAACTTTGCCAAGAAGACAACCGCATCGCTCACAGTATTTAATCTCCATCCACTTCACTTGCCTTTCTTAAGGCTCTTTCATTGTGTTCAGAAAAACACTGGTCAAGAAACTGGATGAACTTTGCGATTTTCTCTGCATCTTCCGGCGTACAACCATTTTCTACAAAGCGCCTTGTCGCCTGCTCACGCTTGAAATCCGAGTAGGTCTTGGCCGCAGCGTCAATAGCGAACTTGGCTTCTTCGGGATACTCAAGGTCAAATTTAATGGTCAGATACCTTTCCATGCTCATTCCTCCGCTCTCTGGCTTTTCTCTGCTCTCAAGAACAGATTAACGAAGTAAACTTGCCCGATACCAGTCACTTTAGGGGTTTTGTTGATGGAAGTGTGTCCGTCTGAGTGCGCAATGGACGTTTCCTTAATTTCAAACAAGTGAAGTTCCATAGACTTCTGGGTCGGCATATTGTAGTCCGTCCGCTTTCTGTCCTTGATCAGGTATCCGTTCTCACGCATCCATGCAAACAACCGGTTTTGCCCCATCTGGACGCCGTTCTGTGACAGCAGCTTTGCCATTTCACCAACAAGAATGCTCTGGCTGCTTGCGCTCACAGCGTCAGCAAAAAGTGCTTTCGGCTTCATGGTTTCAATCTGCTTGTCTTTCTCTTCCAGCTCCTCATGCGCTGCGATCAGTGCGGTTGCGAGAAGTTGCGAGCGGGTAAGCTGCGGTGCGTTGTAGCTTCCAGTCTTACGGATTGTAGGAAGCACATCGTTCGTTACCCATCTGCGGAACGGAGCCGCTTCCGGTTTGTCGCTGCGAAGAATGACATGGTACAGGCCGCTTTCGTTGACGATTACCATTTCCTGTTTGCCGCCAAGGGTGTCAATCAGACTGACACCCTTTTCGTCATCATCTAATCGGTCAGCAGCCATGCGGTTATTGCTAATACCAAGCACAGCGCACACGTCTTTCAGAACGAACCATGCTTCGCCGTCCATATCAACCGTGCGAACTTTGCTGTTCCGATATTCAAAAACTTGAATGTTTGCCATTTTTTCTCTCCCTTCTTACACTCCCGAATCCTGAATATTCAAAATCCGGCAGATGCTTTTCTTGATGCCGGGCGTTTCCAGCTTCCCTGTCTTAACCTTAAAAAGGTAAGAACGGTCAAAATATCGTCCGGTGTCCTCCTTGACTTTTTCAATCAACCAGTCGTTGGTCTTGTCTTTTTGGATAAGAGCAATCTCGATTTGTTTGCCAAAGTCACACAGAGGCTTTTTTTCAGCCATTATTTCACCTCCGGCTATTGATTTTTACGCATAAGTGTAATATAATGAAGTTGCTAGAAATCATTCATTACGCCTTCGCGGTACAGTCTTAGTATAATACGCTTTCGCGTAAAATGCAAGGCCTTTTTAAGCGTTCGCGTAATTTCAGCAAACCTTACAATGCGAGGACTGGAATTATGGCAAACTTGTACGAAAATATTGAAAAGCTCTGCAAGCAGCGTGGAGTAAACGTGACCACTATGTGCAAGGAATCGGGCGCAAGCCGTGGGTCTTTGACCGATTTGAAAAACGGCAGAAAGCAAACCTTGAAATATGAAACGCTCGATAAGATAGCTTCTTATTTTGGAACAAGCGTAGATGCTTTGGTTTCTGGCAATCAAAAAGAAAACCCGCCCCAGCAGCCGCAAAGTGAAGTCGATGCAGCAGTGGAGCGGATTAGAAGAAAGCTTGAATCTATGCCGAAGGAACAGCGTGAAGCGCTGATGAACTTAATCGAGAAGATGTGACGTTCATGCCCGGTAAAATAAAGGAATCCCTTGTGCCGGGCTAGTGTAGCTCTGCGCAAGGGATTTTCTGTTACTCTAGGTCTAGGGCTTGCTCCGCTGCTGGAATCTTTTCAGGGTGTTCCAGCAGCCATGCAATAAATCGGTCAATCTTGGCTCTTTCCTGTTCACTCATTGTGGCATATCCCCCCGATCGGTAAAAATGAATGTTCATTTGATACGATTATACATCTTTTAGTTGTCAAGTCAATGCATTTTGAACAACTTCGTAAAAATTGATCGTTTTCTTCGCATTCATTACTTTGTATCAGGGAAACCAAAAATTGCAATGACAATGATTAAGAGCCACATTAAGTTTAAGTTACCCTTTGCTTTGTAGCATTCCGTTGAGCATGAAACGAAAGGGGTTATTCGGTAAATCGTCCAGCACGTCTGCTTTGACGAGAGCATTTGTGCTGATGCTGTGCGAAACATTGTTTAACTGCACAATGGCATCGTCCAAGTCTTTTACGGTTGCCCCACGCCGTTCCATTGACTGGAGGAAAGTTTTCACTTCTTCAAGAACGACAGGGTTCTCGGCTTTATAGAATCCATTCGTAAAGTCCATCTTCTTCTCCTTTCACAGCTCTACGAGCTGTCCATCAATGCGTTCGATGTTATCTGCCGGGTCTCGTCCGTCGTTTAAGGCGGCTACGGCACGCTCTAGGATGCCTTTTGCTTCGAGGTAAGCATCTTTATCAGCTTCGTACCCAGAAAGACTCAGGACAAGCTCCAGCGTCCGTCTGCGAGCGTATGGAATAATCAGAGCATCTACAGTTCGGTTCATTAGCTTTCCTCCCACGGTTCAGGCGTGTGTGGTTGTCCATCGGGAACGCTGGCAGGCATTCCGTCGATGATTGGCATACGTTCATAGTTCCAGATTGCAGCTTCTCTCATTTTTGTTCCCTTCTTTTTTGGAATTTTTTGACAATACAGTTATACCACATCTCGCTGTTTCAATGGAACAGCGACTTTTTTCAATTATTGTTTCGCATTTTGAACAATATATCAGTTAAATTTCTTTTCTTTTGTATCATTTTGTCGAAAGAGGGGTATTTATGGATGATTATAGAATACGAGTGGCAAAAGCGTTAGAGATGGCAAGAGCAGAATCCGGGCTTAGCCAACAGAAGCTTGCGGACAAAATGGGTGTAGGTCGGACATCCATTTTTCGTTATGAGCAAGGGACAATGACCCCAGATGCTTCTACTATCATAAAGTGGTTTGTGTGTTGCGGTGTTGCGGTCAAGCCGTACATAGACACCTGTTTGCATCCCGGATTATTGGAGAGTCTGGCTGGCAATGCCAGCACCGAGAGAAAGAGAGATACGCTGATAGAACATATCAAAGACGCCCATCCGCAAGAAATTGACCTGCTGTGCTATCTAATCTATGGCAATCACGGCTCAGATTACCTTGCCGTTCTGTGCGAAATGGTAGCCAACCTTCACACGACTTTGCGTGATCGTGTGTCCGTCTGCCGCACCGTCACAGGTCATTATGAAATGGCACAGGCCACCAAAACCGACCCAGACCCAGACGGAACACAACCCAATATGCAGATTTTATATCAGGCACAGGACTGTGGAGAAGCTGCTGCCATGAAACGAAACGATTCTTATACCATCAACGAAGAAAACATTTTGCGCTGATTGTCGAATTATCGCATTTTTTGAAGAACATTTTGTCCACGTTCATCCACTTTTTGTACACCTATCGGGAAAATCCACCTTGTCATTCCGTCCCCCATAGGCTGTAAATCGACAACATTCGAGCGGAATAAATAACGAGTTATCGTTAATCTATTGCCTGCGATTGGTCGGCTTGTCAATCTGTCCCCCATCGTGCAGATTAGGTATACCTTTCCATCCACTTCTTGTACACCTATCCACAATCCGTCCACGTTTAATGCGGCTAACGATGTGTGTCCTTTCTCAGGCTATAGTCTTATTTAGCAAATGCAGAGTTCAGCTATCCACAAACCGGAATGGAAAAATAAAGAAATTGTTGAAAATTAGCGTCATCGACTATTTAACGATGATATTTAACCTCTTGTTTATTTCTTGTTTAATATATAATATGTAGATGGGGGACGAAATGACAAAGCATGGGGGACGTTTTGACAAGTCACGGGGGACAAAATGACGAGGACATGGGGGGCAAAAAGACAAG